AGCGCTAAGCGCATCTCATCAGAGTGGTTCATGGGGACCTCAAAGCAGAAAGTACAAACAGAAATTACAGCTAAATTTGTATTTGCGCAACAATTTAGCGTGTTGGATGGAGCACAAAATCATTTGTATTATTCGAGGATGACTAAAGCCTCTAAAAATCCATCTGCCGTAGCAGCCTTATTCAAGGCTCGCCGAAAGCAACTCAAGCTCAGCCAGGTAGCACTCGCTGAGAAAGTGAGATCTCTGTTGGGACCGGAAGAAACCTTCAGCCAGCAGACCTACGCAGCTTTCGAAGCCGGCGACACCAAAAACACGCGCTTCGCCATTCAGATAGCCCAGGTACTCGGAATCTCTATAGATGAAGTTGCCGCTCTCAATGGCGAACAAAAGACATCAACCGCTCCTGAGGCGGTCATGCTCGGCCCAATTGAAGTTTGGGATGACGAGACGCCGCTAGATGACGATGAAATCGAGGTTCCATTGCTCAAGGAAGTTCAGCTCTCGGCGGGAAATGGCAGAGCCGTCACTCAGGACCACGTGAGGTCAAAGCTTCGCTTCGGCAAAATTTCACTGCGCAGGCAAGGAGTCGAACCCGACAACGCAGTCTGCGTCACGGTGTATGGCAACAGCATGGAGCCGGTACTTCCAAACGGCAGCACGGTCGGCGTTGATCAAGGGAAAAAAGAGTTTAAGGATGGGGACATTTATGCGATCAGTCACAACGATGAGCTTCGCGTAAAAATGCTCTATCGCTTACCCCTCGGCGGCATCAGGATGCGGAGTTTCAACAGAGACGAGTACCCCGACGAGGAATACTCCCAGGAAAGAATTCGCTCGGAATCGATAATCATCATCGGCAGAGTGTTCTGGTATTCAGTCCTTCGCTGACACTCCCAAATAAAAAGCCCGCATCAAGCGGGTTTTTTTTCACCAAAAGCCAAAATACAAATTTACCTGTTGACCACATTACAAATTGAATTGTAGTCTAGCCCTCGTACCCCTCTCACCCAAGAGTACGAGCCATGCAAACCACACAGCACAGCAACACCCGTTGCCCGGTCTATCTACACCCGTCGGCGTGCAGTAGCCGGGCTGCCGTCGAAGCCATCCAGCGCCAAACCGGCTTACTGGTAATCACCACCCCTAAAGGCCGTCCCGCGGCTGTCGAGCCATCCAACTCCGTCACCGACAGTTCGTGGCCATTCGGGGGCGACGCAGCATGAATAGCTATCTCATCCCCCTCGCAAAACAAGATCTGTTGCACCACATGCTGCAAGTCGGCGGCGCAGCCGTATGCCCTCTCCAGCGACCTGAGCAAACCATCCACGCGAAATTTGAAGTCGAGCTCACCGAGTCCACCGCAGTCATCAACGTTGACCTGGGCGGCCTTACCGGTGAATTGACGCTCAAGCGCGCGGATCGGGCCAACCACCTGCACCTGCGGGAGTTCATTCAGGACATTGCGAATGGCCGAATCGAGTCTGCGCAACCCGCACCACCAGGCCAGATCGGCCGCTTGGCGCAGATCGATCAAGCGCTGGCCGACTCGGAAGCATTGCTAGACCGCGTTCGCAAACTGATCGCAGCCTGAGGACAGCGCCATGAACCGCACCCTGGACGAAACCGCCGCCGTACTCGGTCTCAAACCCCGCAAATTTCGCAGCCAGCTGCGCGAGCTCCGTGTTTTGACCCAAAGCGGCGAGCTCGCCAGCCAGCATCGCGATCGTGGCCACCTGTTCTCCGATCCACGCAGCCGCTGGAACGACAACATCAAAGGCTACAGCCACTACGCGGTAGTGATGGTGACTGAGCGCGGCGTCGAGTGGCTGGCAAAGCAGCTCGGCATCGGCATCAAGGCACAGAACAAGGACGCTGCAGCATGAAAACCAACTACTTCAACGCGTACACACAAGCCCTTGGCGCCCTACGGCTGATCCCGATCTATCTGGACAGCCCGGGCGTCGTCAGTCGAGCCACGCTGATCGGCGCTGCCAGCGAAGCCATTGACCTGCTGGGCAACATTCCTTGCCGCACTCTGGAACTGGCCGAAGTCTTTCGCTGCGTTAACGGCGTGATTCAAGAAGGCCAGGTGGCTTACGTCACCCCAACCAACTCACCGGAATACCCATTCGGCGCCGTTGTTGCTGACGGAAACGGCCGGATCTGCGCCGCTGCCATGGGCAAAAGCAAAGAGGGCCTCGCCGAATTGATCCGCCTGAAATTGGTGCCCCGATCGGAGGGGCACGGGGAGGAAGCCGCGTGAGCGACACACTTGACCAATTGCGCCGCCAGTTCGCAACACCCTGCCCGACCCTGTCGGCAGTACGCGAACAGTATTTCCCACACATCCGGACCGACCGCTATCTGCTGACGGAAATCAAGGCCGGCCGCATCGCGCTGTTGGTAAAGCGCCTGCACGGGTCAGCGCGCGCACAACGTGTGGTGTACCTGCACGACCTGGCCGACTTTCTCGACGCCCAAGCAACCAAGGCAGCAGCTTGACTCACCGGTGCCCCTGCCGACCAGGGGCAAACAACTCGCACTCAATGAGGCACAGCACATGAGCAAAGCACGACCCTTCATCGACACGCTACGAGACATCGAGGCCGGCGGCTTGCTCGATGAACTGAGCGAGGCCCAATACAGCCTGATCGATGCCGTTCGCCTGTCCGGCAAAGCCGGGAAGCTGGTGATCGAACTGAACTACAAGCCCGACGGGCGCGGCCAGATGAACATCAAGGCTGACGTCAAAGTGAAGGAACCGGTTCTGTCTCGCGGTACCTCCCTGTTCTTCCTGACTCCCGAGGGCAACCTCACCCGCCGCGACCCACGGCAGCAAGACTTGCAGCTTCGCCCTGTGATTGAAGAGGAAAACTCCGCAAGCCTTCGCAACGTTTCGCAGTAAAGCCTCTCACCAAAATGGAGCACATCCAATGCAGCAAGCAATTCAACATCTCGTGACCCTAGCCCAAGCTCTGGGCAAACCGATTGACCATGCCGATCTGGCCGCACCATTCGCTCTGATACCCGACGGCGTTGACATTAAGTCTCTGGAACATCTGCAACACGCACCATCGCGTGTCCGCCAGAAAATCACCGTGCTTGATGCCGACAGCTTCATTGCCTACGTCAACCGATTTGCAACTGCGGCAACTGCGGTCTTCTGCAATGGGCCCGAAGGCCGCACATTCTCGGCGGTGATCGACTACCACCAACCCGATTTGCCAGCCTGGAGCGATCACACCGCAACCTATTGCTGCCCTATCACTGTCGAGTGGGGCCGTTGGAAAGCTGGCGATCGCAAGCGCATGGACCAGGCCACATTCGCCGAGTTTGTTGAAGAGAACGTGAAAGACATCGTCGCACCAGACGACATGCCAACAGCACCAAGAGCCGCCGACATGCTGGAGATCAGCAGAACACTGGAAGCGAAGAAGAACATTTCATTTCGCCAAGGCACTCGGCTGGACAACGGCCAGGTCCAGCTAACCTACAACGAAGAGATCGACGGACGCGCCGGCGAGACCGGTCAGCTCAATATCCCTGAACAGTTTTTCATCGGCGTGAAACCTTTCCTCGGCGGTGACGCCTTCTGCGTCCCCGCGCGCTTTCGCTATCGAATTGTCGATAGCCGCCTGCAAATGTGGTTCGAGCTGGTACGACCAGAAAAAGTACTGGAAGAGGCCTATAACGCGGTCCGCACAAAGATCAAAGGCGCGATCAACGACGTACCACTGTACGAAGCAACCCGGTAACTAACCCCGAAGCTATACCCCGCTGCCGTCCTCTCACCAAAGATCCGGCGGCGGGCTCTACTGAGGTACACAGCACATGCAAAATGAAACTAGCATCATCCTCTTCGGCCTTCTGGTCGGCTGGCTGCTGACATCCTTCTACTTTTTCAAAGCAATGAAGCGGGTCAATCGCCGTAGCAGCGACGATCTCAAGCAATATCAAGCTGATCTGTACGAAGCCAAGCAGCGCTACCTTGCGCTGTATAGGCAGACCTTGTCGTTCGGTACCTTCCTTACCCGAGAGGACGCACACGTACTGCTCAACACCGCGGACAGCCTGCGTCTCGCCCAAGAAACATGGAAGGCGTTCCCTGGCACCGAATTAGTAAACGCGAAAGCATATGCCCAGCAGATCCAGATCAAAAAACTTGCAGACCGAGCGCTATCGACGCTTTCGGTTGCGGATAAGTTGAGGACCGATTTCAACCGCAAGGAACCGAGTCTCGGGAGAGGTGCAGCATGACTTGGATTCTGACCCACAGCGGCCGACAGTTCGACTTGGTCGCCCCCACCGCAGCCATGATCAGCCCACACGACATAGCCCATGCACTGGCCAACCTTTGCAGATTCAACGGCCACTCACGCGAACACTACAGCGTTGCCCAGCACAGCCTGATCGTGTGTGACCTGGTACCGAAGAAGGACCAGCTCGCGGCGCTGATTCACGACGCCGCCGAGGCATACCTTGGCGACATGACGAGCCCGCTCAAAGCGCTAATGCCTGAGTACCGCGAGGCTGAGCAACGGGTCTGGCTCGCCATCTGCGAACGCTTCAACATCCCCCAAGTCCTGCCTGAAAGCGTTATCCGAGCCGACATTGTGACCCTTGCTACCGAACGCCGCGACTTGATGCCGCAACACTTCGGCGAATGGCAATGCCTGAAGGGCATCCCGGCAATGCCCGAGCGCATCACCCCCATGCCTGCCAAAGAAGCGAGCATGAAGTTCTTCAGCCGCCTGATGGAGCTGATGCAGTGTGACCACCGCCGGAGGATGAGTGCATGACCGCTCAGACCTCCCCCTACAAGCTATCCGGACACACTGTTGTGAGCTTTTCCGGCGGGCGAACCAGCGCATATATGTTGCGCCAGGTGATGGATAACAACGATGACTGGAGCGATCTGGTCATCACCTTCGCCAACACTGGGAAGGAGCACCCAGCCACGCTTGAATTTGTGCAGGAATGCGCCGAGCGATGGTCGGTACCTATCATCTGGCTCGAGTTCCGGGACAACGAAGCTGGTTTTGAAGTGGTCGACTTCGCCAGCGCCAGCCGCCAGGGCGAGCCCTTCGAGGCGCTGATCCGCAAGCGGAAGTATCTGCCCAACCCGGCGACCAGGTTCTGCACCATCGACCTTAAGATCCGGATCATCCACAAGTATCTGCGCGCCCTTGGCCTGTCTACCGAGGAAACCCCAGTGGACATGATGACTGGCATTCGTGCTGATGAACCGCGGCGAGTGGTGAAGATCCGGCACCGGAAAAGCACCAGCGAAAGCAAGTGGGCAACGATGGTGATGCCGCTGGCTGATGCCGGTGTCGGTGTGCAGGACGTGACGGACTTCTGGGCCAGCCAACCATTCGATCTGATGCTACCGACGATCAATGGCCGAACGCTAGAAGGCAACTGCGACCTCTGTTTCCTGAAGGGTGCCAAGCAGGTCTATTCAATCATTGCCAGCGACCGCCCCAAGGCTGAATGGTGGGCTCGCATGGAAAGCTCAGTTGTATCCGGCGGCAAGTTCACCGGTGACGGCGCCCGCTTCCGCTTCGACCGCCCCAGCTATCAACAGATGTTGGATTACGCAGACACCCAGTTTGACATGTTCGATGACCATGACCTGGCTATTGCCTGCTTCTGCGGCGACTGAGGATTACACATGACACCCCTTCGCCGAACAGTCCGCATACGCCGCGGGCAAATGCCACCCCTCGATCTGCAAACCATCTGCGACAAATGCGATAGGTCGAGGGCACACGGCAACCACGAACAATGCAGCAAGCAGCGCCAGGCCGAAGGCATCGCGCGCCGTGCACGGGAGCAAAAGCAATGAGCCTTCCACGCTGGGTAATGATCAATCGCGCATCCGAACTCACTGGCTACAGCGAAGACGCCATACGCCACAAAGTGAAGAACGGAACATGGGCACAGGGCCGTATCTGGCGCAAAACGCCAGACGGGCGCATCGCAATCAACATGACGGAGTACGACAAGTGGGCCGAGAGCGCACCGCAGGAAGCGGCCTAGAAGCCGAGCTGGCCAAACACAAAGGGATTGAATTGCACGGCGGCAACATCCGCGTAGTGTTCATGTGGCGGCGAATCCGCTGCCGCGAATCCCTTGGCCTCCCGGTAACCAAAGCCAATATCAAACATGCCGCCCTTCTCAGGGCGGCAATCATTCATGAGATAAAAACAGGACACTTCGATTACACCCGACACTTTCCCAATTCGAAGAACGCGACTAACTACAGCAACGTAAAGGACGAACGGCTGGCCGCGCTGATGGCCCGTTACAAACCACTAAAGGCCGTCGACATAACCCCGATGACCGAAGAAAAATACGGATACGCGCTTGATATCTGTACCGAACTATTAGGGCCAGATCGGTTGGCAGGCATCCTTTTACCCGAAGATATCCAGCTACTCAGAACACAACTGATCTCGACCCGAGCACCTTCCACAGCGAACCATTACCTGGCTACGTTCGCCGGCTTCTTGGCGTGGTGCGAGAACAACAGCTACTGCCGCAAAGGGCTGTCTGCTGCTTGCATTCGATTCGCGATGATCGGGCGCGAACCGGACCCATTGACCAAAGGCGAGTTTGAACAGCTGCTCAGCAAAGGCTGCCTACACCCGCAGGACTCAGCTGCGATCACGCTAGCGGTTTACACCGGCATTCGCCCTGGGGAGATGTGCGCATTAGCCGTCGAGGACGTCGACCTGGACGCTGGTCAGATCAACATCACCCGGGCCATCACTGCGGACGGAACGTTCAAAGTACCCAAGACCGGCAAACCGCGCGCAGTACTTTTGATGCCGCCGGCTGTTGAGGCCTGCAAAATTCTTCTGGGTTTGGTGGCCGATCACGCACCGCGCGAGATCGAGGTGTACATGAACCGCCACGAAAGCCGTGTCGAAACAGTCACCCCGCTACTTTCCCCAACCACACAAGCCCGGAAAAAAATCATCAACCAATGGTTTATCCCCACGTCATGGAACACTAAGTGGGCAGCCATCCAAAAGCGCTCAGGGATTCGCCCTCGCCGCCCATACCAGACTCGACACACCTACGCCTGCTGGTGCCTAACTGCCCGTGGTAACCTTGCGTTCATTGCAAAGCAAATGGGCCACAAGGACTTCACCATGCTGGTCGAGGTGTACGCCAAGTGGATGGACGACGAGTCGCCGACCGAGCTTCTACACATCTGGTCAGGCATTCAAAAGCAAACCAAAAAGCCCCATTTTTGCCCCACACTTTTGAACGAATAACGCTAAGCCACTGATGAATAAAGCTATTTCAGATTTATCCAGCCACACGCCAATGATGCAGCAATACTGGCGCCTGAAGAACCAGCACCCCGACCAGCTGATGTTCTACCGCATGGGAGACTTCTACGAGATCTTCTATGAAGACGCGAAGAAGGCCGCCAAGTTGCTGGACATCACCCTGACAGCCCGTGGGCAGTCGGCCGGTCAGGCGATTCCGATGTGTGGGATTCCTTACCACGCCGCCGAAGGCTACCTGGCGAAACTGGTGAAGCTCGGCGAATCGGTGGTGATCTGTGAACAGGTCGGCGATCCGGCCACCAGCAAGGGGCCGGTGGATCGTCAGGTGGTGCGGATCATCACGCCGGGCACGGTCAGTGATGAAGCGCTGCTGGATGAGCGTCGGGACAACCTGATCGCGGCGGTGTTGGGTGACGAACGTCTGTTCGGTCTGGCGGTGCTGGACATCACCAGCGGCAACTTCACCGTGCTGGAAATAAAGGGCTGGGAAAACCTGCTGGCGGAGCTGGAGCGGGTCAATCCGGTGGAGCTGATGATTCCCGATGACTGGCCAAAGGACCTGCCGGCGGAAAAACGTCGCGGGGTTCGTCGCCGTGCGCCGTGGGATTTCGAACGCGACTCGGCACTGAAAAGCCTTTGCCAGCAATTCTCCACCCAGGACCTGAAAGGCTTCGGTTGCGAGAACCTGACCCTGGCCATCGG